GTAGTAATAACCTGTAGAGAACATGGAGATTTTGAACAGGAACCCCGTTCACATTTATCTGGAAATGGCTGCCCATATTGTTCTGGTTTAATTAGGAATAAAAAACGCTTTTTAGAAAAAGCATGGGAAGTGCACGGTGAAAAATATACTTATGAAAATACTGACTATAAAAATAGTAAATCTAAAATTACTGTTACTTGTTTACAGCACGGTGATTTCAATATTATTGCAGGCGAATTTTTGCGAGGGAGCGGTTGTAGAGGGTGCATGTCATCACATCCAGAAACAGTATGGCTTAACTCTTTAAACATTCCAATTAGACAATTTAAAATCAATATTGGCAAAAAATTTATTATAGTTGATGGTTATGACCCCCGCACAAATACTTGCTATGAATTTCATGGTGATTTTTGGCATGGAAATCCTAGTGTTTATCCTCCAACTGAAATTAACAGAAAAAATGGCATGTCATTTGGTGAATTATATAACAAAACCCTAGAGAAAGAGAAAACTATTAGAGAACTTGGTTTTAATTTAGTTTGTATTTGGGAAGATGCATGGAAAAAATTTAATAGTTAACTTTTTCTATTGTAAATGGATATTGAACATCTGTGTAAAACTTCCGCCTTTTCAAAAGATGCCTGCTAGAAAACTTACATTTACTAGCAATATCATAGATATTGACTGATTCTTTATCATCGGCTTTTCTTAACCCCCTACCAATTGACTGCAAAACTCTTACAAAAGAACGGCCAGGTTCAAGTAGAACTAGGTTAAAAATTCTATTAATAGAAATACCAGTTGATGTTGTGCCATAAGTAGCAATCATAACAGCATTGTCAGCAAGATTAATTTCTTTATAGTGTTCCTTGCGTTTTGTGCTTTTCATTTGACCACTGATAAAAGTGGCATCGGGTAACAGGGTGTTCAATAATTCCCCTGTTTCTATTCTATCAATAAGCACAAGTGTGTTGCCTGTTTTTGCAATTTCTGAGATTTGCTGTGCCAGCCATGCAACTCTTTCTTTATTGGTTACAAGATACTTTAGTTCTTCTTGATAATTTCCATACACTGCTACTTCCTGTGTCTGTAGAATATTAACATGACACATGGCAAGATGACCTTGCTCTTGTAATTCTCTAGCAGAAAGTTGACCAACAATTGGACCAATAGCACTGTAAAGACTTACTTGATTGTATTCTTCTTCCGGGATAGTTCCGGTCAATCCCCAACGTATAGGAATATTTCCAAAAGTATTGGTTAATAACCCATGAAGAACGTTCATATTTTTCACACTATGAACTTCATCACAAATTACTGCAATTAATCCATCTAAAAATACAGTTAGTTGTTCTTCATCCAATGCGTCTTTGTGTTTTTTATCAAGAACATTCAAGCTTTGCCATGTGCAGATAGTGTGTGTTCTATCATATTCTTTTCTGTCACCATACAGAACTCCAACATCTAGACCAATATTGCGATAGTCTTCTTCTGTTTGCTGAACTAGATTTTTGTTAGGAACAATAACAATAGTTCTACCATATTTTTCGGCTAATTTGCTCAGACTTGCGGTAATAATAGTTTTACCAGCACTGGTTGGTGCAATACTGATTCCTTGTAGATTATTAAGACATTCATTAATTGCCTGCACCTGATAATCACGCAGAATGATTGGTTCCCCAGCCATTCTGTGTCCTGCAGGCCAACTGATATCACTCAAGAAATTCTCATCAATCTGGTCAAATTCAAATGTATGAGTTGACCGGTTGTCAACCAATTCAAACTCATAACCACTATCAACAAGAACTGGTAGAATTTTGTCTAAAAGATTTAGATAAGTTCTACCACCCAGAGAACAAAAACTCTGAGTTCCATCCCAGCGTCCTAATTTGTATGCTGGGCTGTATCTAGCGTGTGGTAGAAAGTATTTTACAGCATTGACGCAAGCACGTCGGGTTTGTAAGTCAAGCCCATCTAGTTTGACTTGGGTTTCATCAATAATAATTATTTCTGCTATTTTACTCACAATTAACCACCTTTTGTGCCAAGATTAACATCTTCCATTCCAACTACCCGCAATTTTACTATATGACCTATCTGCCAAGCCTTGCTTTCAAGACCTTTCATCAGGGCTAGATACTTGTTGCGAACAAGACTGACTTCATTAATCAACATAGCCATACCCACAACATCATCTTCTCCGTCAATATATTTTTCTATTGAACGGTCAGTGAGTTGCCGATTGTATCTTTCCAGATACCTTCTATAATGGTCACTGCGGATTTTGTCATACTTGATATTGAGATGCTTTAGGATAGCCTCTAATTCTTGAAGTTGTCCAAAACGATATGAAGTAATACCGGATAGTTCCTGAGAGTTTTTTTCCAAATTTCCCTGAATTTTGCTCTCATTTCTGGATTGTTCCAGTTCACGGTTGTAATAGTCAATGGCTGCTGGAATTGTTCCCAGATCATCAACTATCCGGTTGTACCACATACTTTATTTGCCTTTACTTAAATTGTAAATTTCCCATAATTTCCAATCCATTGCTTTAAGTGTCAAAAGCATCATTGACTGAAGTTCAATCTGTAGCAATGTTGCTTCATCAAGTGTTTTAACATTTCTAGTTCTTGCCATTACTTGTGCAAGGTCACCATCGTTGAATGACAAAAGTTGGTCATTTTGCTTGTTTTCACGATTTTGTTTAAGTAAGTTTTTTAAGTTATCTGGCATATCATCCAGGAATTTTTCATCCTCTTGGTTTTGTTGCGACTTCTTAGGTCTAATATCTTCAACTTTTGTTGAAAATCTATCGCTGAACTTAGTCTTCGTATTCGGCTTCATCGTCATATTCCTCCTGGTCAGTGCCTAGTTCATCAAGTGCGTAATCTAGATGTTCATCTTCTTCTCTAATGTCTTCCAGGTCTTCAACGCTAACATCATCGGATTCTAGAAAGATTTTTAGAAACTTAACAGCAACATCGTTGCGTTTTCCAGGCTGAATATAGTCTGAAAACAGTTCCCAGATTTCTAAAATAGTTCTATCATTGATTTCCATCGGTTTCTCCATTTAGTTCATCTGTTTCTTCAATTTCTGAATAGGTTGTTGATACGCGAGTTTCATCCCATTCGTCCATGATTTGATTTAGCAGACTTTCTGGGATAGATGAACGAAAGTATTTGTGCTCCTTGCCATCCTTGTCAATATACTTGAGTTTATTGCCATCTTTTACAAGCACACTTTTCTTTTCAAAAATATCAATCAGTCCGCTATATGGGTCCATACCAGTTTCCCAGGGAATCTTGATTTCAACATTCTCAAATGGCTTATTGTATCTGGTTTTCATCACCTTGCATGCAGCACGAATACCACGAACATCAGTGACCTTCTTGCCATCCTCATCTTCCTTCAACTTACGCTTCTGCATAGCAACAACGATTGACGAAGCATAGATAAAGCCTTGACCACCACTAATCTTATCATCAGGGTCAAACATATCCTGACTAGCATAACTGTGATTGGTAACTACCATACCCACATCATATTCACCAAACATATTCACACAGTTACGAACTAGTGCAGTAAGAGCCTTGGGCTTGCGTCCCATATCTCCCTTGAGGTCGCCGGTTTCAAACTGATTCACATCAGTGGGTGTGAGCAGCATACCAAGACTGTCAAGAACGAATAGAATCTTTGGACGCTCATTCTCGTTGACATTATCATAGCGGCTCTTGTAATCCTTCATAAAGTCACTCATCAATTTGGCAACATCATCAATCATTGCCATATTAACCTTGAGCAACTTGTCTTCAGTGGTATCAACACCCAGTGGCTGCAGCCACTTTTCATCCAGTGCGTTTTCTGTGTCAATTAACACAACAAAGATGCCTTGCTTTTGAGCATTGCGAACCAGATTACCTGAACAGATATAACTCTTGCCACTACCACTCTGGCCTGCAAACATAGTAACTTTGCCCAGAGGAATACCTCTACGGAAGTTACCACTGATGCAATAGTTTAGAGCATAGTTGCCACTGTCAATCCAGTGTTTTGGATCATTAAATCCAATAGAAATGCCAGGAATACTCTTGGTCAAGTCCTTCCTGAACTTGGATAAGTCATAGGGTTTCATAGGGTCTCCTATAGAATTTTAATAAATTTTCTGGGGGAAAGAAACAGGGGGAGTTTCCTCCCCTGTTTTAGTGCTTATCGCTGAGCCTGTCTGCGACGAATTGCAGCGATGATGTCATCAGGACTCTGTGACTTCTTCTCTGCAACTGGTGTGGCTGCAGCAGGTGTATCCTCC